TCCTGATCCTTGAAACACTGACATTAAATAATTCCTCTACCTTTTGATGAATCAGGATCTAATTTGTTCATCATGTTGTACATGGCACGTGGGCCACCAGCATTCTCTACTGCTTTAGCAGTGAATACAAACTCACCGTCGCTCAACATTGCAGGAATCTTGTCATCTTTTGGTCCACCAGGACCATCTATCATACCAAGTCTTCTAGGAAAAAATGCTGTTATACCTGGGTTATCTTCAATAGTATCCATCATTTCAGGTCCTGACATATCAGGTGTCAATCCTGGCACACCAGTAGCTTGTCCACCCATGTTCATGGTAGGTGGCATGACTTGTCTTAATGGTGTTTCTGGTATCATTCCACTAACTGTGTTTATTTGATTAAATGGATTATTAGCAGATGCACCCATCGGACTATCAGATGAACCGAATTGACCCATATCTTGTTCTGGTGGTCCACCAGCCATTAATGATGCTATACCGCCTGTTTTACTAGTTACAGGTACAGCTTTACCGCTTTCATCTGCTTCTGTTCTTATGGGATTGCCTTTCTCATCAAATTTATCAAAAGTTTCACCAGTTGATATATCAGCAATTAATTTTCCAAACTGTTCTTCTTTTAAAGGGCTGCCGCCGAACTCGCTGCCAAACTTAATATCTGTAGCTTTCAATCTATTTAGAAAATCATTGTACATTTTCATTGCAGTGTCTCTATCTCTGCTAAATTGTTCAAAACCCTTACCTGCTATGATACCCGAGCCTATAAGTTTAAGAAGATCGGGAATGCCACCAGCTGTGGTATTACCAAAAAGAGAGGCACCTAATGAAGGAAAACCTTTGCTAAATAAAAATGGTGTGCCGAGAGCCGCGGTTGCTAAAGGGTTATCGCTAGCAAAACTGCCAACATCTCTAACGGCTTTTGTTAACCTGTTTCTAATACTTTTTAATCCGAACATAATCTCCTATTGCAATTTATGTGATTGTTTACGGCAAGAAGGCTACGCTTGAAATAATAAGCCAATTAATTCTATATTTATAGGCAAATAATTGTTATATGACAATAGATATTTGTTTTAGAAAGGAATTAGCATGTCAGAGGAGTCTCAAAAAGTAAAATTTAATGCAATCAGGCCCTTTGGTCCAACCATATTACAAGGTTCTTTGCCTAGTAACTTAATTAAAATTTTAGACGACAAAGCTACAGATTTGTTAGAAATAAATGCTTTGGCCAAAGAATGGGATCATTCTATGCATCTAGCAGGTAATGTTAAACAAGAAGTAAGATATCCACCAGACTTTTTAAATTCAGATGAGTTTAAACCAGTCATAGCCGCACTACAAATCATTGTTCAACAATATATTTCAATACCTCCAGCTTCAGATACTATAAGTGTTAATGAGGTAGGGTCTATGAGTATATCAAGTATGTGGATTGTTTCACAATACGCAGGTGATTTTAACCCAATGCATGTGCATGATGGTGAGTTGTCAGGTGTAATTTATACAAGAATACCACCAGATCTTAAAGAGGAGTACAAAAAAGAAGATCATTTTCCATGTGTTGGTGATATTCATTTTATGTGTGGTCAGGCAGCAAAATTTAGTGGACATAATTTTCAAGCAACACCAAAAGTTGGTGATATATTTTTATTTCCAAGTTGGTTATCACACGAAGTTTATCCGTTTAGAACACCTAATCAAGAACGTCGATCTATGTCATTTAATTTAGACATTAAAAGAAAGGACAAATAGTTAATGAAAGAACATAAAAACAATAAAAAAAATAATTTTATTGGTGGTTGGTACATGGATGAGAAAATTTGCGATGAATTAATTGGATTCTTTGAAGAAAATCCTGAGGAAGTAGAGAGAGGTAGATGTGGATTTGACAAATCTGTGCATTTAGAATCAAAAGACTGTTTTGACTTGGGCATTGATGCTGATGATCAAAGAGATGTTTTTACTAAATACAAGCAAAATTTAGCTCTAGTATTAGAACAATATAAAAATAAATATGAGAAATGTGATGAGGGTCAACATGCATGGGGCCTCATTGAGGGTTTAAATATTCAAATGTATCCAGCTGGTGGCGGTTACCCAGCATGGCATTACGAAAATTCAGGGTCTGGTATGATGGCCAGAAGGCATTTAGTGTATATGACCTACCTAAATGACATTACTGAAAAAGGTGGTGAAACAGAATTTATGTATCAAAAGGTTAAAATTAAACCTGAAAAGGGATTAACACTAATATGGCCTGCTTCTTGGCAACATACTCATCGTGGTAACAGGTGTCAAAAACAAGAGAAGTATATTATTACTGGATGGTATTCATACACCGAAGATGAAAGATTTTAACATACTCAGATCTCCAATGGTAAGAATTACATGGTGGGACGCTAGAGATATGGAAACAGGTTGGTTACCAATAAAAGACATAATTTCTGCTCCGTTGGCCGTGTGCCAAGAAGTTGGCTACATGGTTGTAAATAATGACGACAAGATTGTAATTATGCGTTCTTGGTGTATAGATAAAGATGATAATCATGGCGGTGGTGCCATAGCCATACCAAGAGGATGGGTAAGAAAGATAGAGTATTTAAAGGTAGATTATGCAACACAATAAAGAAACAGAATTTGTCATGTATGTTGACAATTTTTTAGATCAAAAAACTCTAAAAGATTTGCAAGATACATTTACAAAAATAGAATATCAAGAAGTGAAAATGAGCGGCGGTGAAGTGTATGGCAAAAGACATACGTTTCGAGGCGATCATCATAAAAATGATCCATTAATAAAACTTATAAAGCAATTTTTTTATCCTCATAGAAACTTAGTGCCTAACGGAATACATGCCCACATCAGAGATAATTCTAAAGAGCCTTTGTTTCATATCGACCCTGATGGCGGCACAGTGGCTAATTTTCTTCTATTTTTGAAAGGCGAGCCCTTACTAAACAACGGCACTGGTTTTATGAAAAACAACTCTTTGTCTGCACACATTGGGTTTGTTGAAAACAGAGCCTTGTTTTTTAATGGATCTAAAATTTACCACAGTGATTTACAATATTTTGGTGATAGCTCTCCAAGATATACGTTAAATATATTTTTTAGTGAAGAGGATGAATAAGATATTCATAGGCACGCCTTGTTATGGCGGCATGATTACAGCAGATTATTTTAAAAGCTGCATGCAACTAGTGGCTTTAGCTTCTTCTAATAAAATAGAATTACAGTTTGGAACTATTGGCAATGAATCATTAATAACAAGAGCAAGAAACACGTTGGTGCAATTATTTATGGATGGCGATTACACGCATCTTTTGTTTATAGATTCCGATATAGCTTTTAATCCTGAGGCAGTAATTAGAATGCTAGAGTTTGATAAACATGTCGTGACAGGCATATATCCTAGAAAAACAATAGATTGGATGAAAGTAAAAAAGAAACTTAAACAGAATCCAGACATGTCAGAAGATGAATTATTAGCAGTTTCATTACAATATAATCTAAATGTTAAAGATCCAAACAAAATTCTTTTACAAAAAGGTTTTATAGAAGTTATGGATGGCCCTACTGGTTTTATGTTAATTAAAAGAGAGGTGTTTACAAAGATGGCACAGCAGTATCCAGACCTTAAATTTATACCTGACCAGCATATAAATCAATCTCATGACAAAGAGTTTGACTATCACAAAACATCTAATTGGAATTATGCTTTTTTTGACACTATGATAGAGCCAAAAACTAAAAGGTATCTATCAGAAGACTACGCTTTCTGCCGTTTATGGCAGAATATGGGAGGCAAGATATATGCCGACATCATGAGCGGCATGACTCATTACGGAAATTATGCATTTAGAGGCAATGTTGGAACTCAATTCTTGCCACAAAACAATAAGTAATTTATTATTCCCGCATGCAATTAGTTGATCTAAAATTTAAACCTGGCATAGACAAACAAGATACCGCTTATTCTTCTGGAGATGAGCGTAAATATATAGACTCAGACTTTGTTAGATTTCATTATGGTAAACCAGAAAGATGGGGAGGTTGGCAGTTTTTAATACAAAAATCTATTGTCGGTGTGGTCAGAGATACACACTCATGGGTAAGTTTAGATGGCACGAGATATTTAGCTTTAGGAACAGACAGAAAGTTATATTTGTACACAGACGGATCTGTTATCGACATTACGCCCATTAGAGAAACACAAGCTTTGACAA